TCGAGAAGAAGTCCAGCGGGGTGCCTCTGTACCAAGAGCTACGCCGTATGGGTATCCCGGTGCAAGAATTTACGCCGCACCGTGGCACCGGTGATAAAGTGGCTCGTCTGAGCGCCGTGGCTGACATCATCCGCAGCGGCATGGTCTGGTATCCCGAGGGACGACGGTGGGCTGAAGAAGTGATTGAACAGTGCGTGGCATTCCCCTTCGGGTCCCATGACGACATGGTGGACTGCACCTCGATGGCGCTGTCGCGCTTCAGACAAGGTGGGCTGATTGGCTTGCCATCTGACTTCCGCGAACCTCAACATTTCCACGCCCGCAAAGCGGCGTACTACTGACCCAACACCCCAACAGCCTTCGGAGCCCTCATGGCGACCAACATTGACAAAGCGTTGTACTCGACGGGCGTGCCGCCCCTGCCGGAGGTAATGGGCGATGAGCCTGCCCTTGAGATCGAGATCGAAAACCCGGACAGTGTCACCATCGACACCGATGGCGTTGAGATCACCCTCGTGCCAGGAGATGATGACCTGGGCGACGACTTTGAAGCGAACTTGGCCGACATCCTTGACGAAGCGATCCTCGAAGAGGTTTCCGGGGGGCTGTTGGGTGACTACGACAACGACATCAACAGCCGGAAAGACTGGGAGGAGACCTATGCTAATGGGTTGAAGCTCCTGGGTCTCAAGTATGAGGAGCGGACGGAACCGTGGAGCGGCGCGTGCGGCGTCTTCTCCCCCATCCTGACAGAAGCTGTCGTGCGCTTCCAGAGCGAGGCCATCACCGAACTGTTCCCTGCCGCAGGCCCCGTCAAGGCCAAGATCCTTGGGAAACATACAAAACAAAAAGAAGAGGCCGCTGCGCGGGTGCAGGACGATATGAACTACCAGTTGACGGAAGTCATGGTGGAGTATCGCCCGGAGCATGAGAAACTCTTGTGGAACCTGCCGATCGCGGGCTCTGCCTTCAAGAAGGTCTACTACGACCCCAACCTCGACCGTCAGGTCTCGACTTTCATCCCCGCTGAAGACATCATCCTGCCTTACGGCACGTCGGAACTCACCTCGTGCCCACGCGTCACGCACAGGATGAGGAAGACCAAGAACGAGATCTTGCGTCTCCAGAACGCCGGGTTCTACCGTGACATCGACATCGGTGAGCCCAGCAAGAACATTGATGAGATACAGGAACGCAAGGATGAGGAGACCGGCTTCGCCGCCACCCATGACGACAGATTTTTGTTGTTGGAGATCCACGTCGAGCTGAGCATCCCGGGCGACGAGCACAAGGACAAGGACGGCAACCCCACCGCCATCGAGCGGCCCTACGTCGTCACGGTGATTAAAGATACCGGTGCAGTGCTCTCCATCAGGAGAAACTGGCTTGAAGGAGACTTGACCCACCAAGCGCGTCAGCACTTCGTGCACTACCAGTACATCCCGGGCTTCGGTGCGTATGGCTTCGGGCTGATTCACCTCATCGGAGGCGCGGCCAAGAGCGCCACGAGCCTGACCCGCCAGTTGGTCGACGCCGGTACTCTGTCAAACCTTCCAGGGGGACTGAAGGCCCGTGGCCTTCGAATCAAAGGGGACGATACCCCCATCGCCCCGGGCGAGTTCAGGGACGTCGACGTGCCCTCCGGCACGGTGCGCGACAACATCATGCCCCTGCCCTACAAGGAGCCGTCCCAGACGCTCCTGACGCTGCTGGGCAGCATCGTGGACGAGGCGCGGCGGTTCGCCGCCACAGCAGACCTCAAGGTCTCGGACATGTCCGCGCAGGCCCCGGTGGGCACCATGCTGGCGCTGCTGGAGCGCCAGCTCAAGATCATGTCGGCGGTGCAGGCGCGGATGCACTACGCGATGAAACAGGAGCTGAAGCTCCTGAAGGCCATCATCGCTGACTTCGCCCCGGAGTCCTACGACTACGAGCCTGACACGGCGGTGCCGCGTGCGCGGCAGAGCGACTACTCCCTCGTCGAGGTGATCCCGGTCAGCGACCCGAACGCGGCGACCATGAGCCAGCGGGTGGTGCAGTACCAAGCGGCGCTTCAGCTTGCCCAAGGGGCTCCGCAGATCTACAACCTGCCGCAGCTTCACCGCCAGATGCTGGAGGTGCTGGGCATCAAGAACGCCGACAAGCTGGTCGCGCTGCCCGAGGACCAGAAGCCCCAGGACCCCATCACCGAGAACATGAACGTGCTGCGCGGTAAGCCCGTCAAGGCCTTCGCGTACCAAGACCACGAGGCGCATATGGCCGCGCACCAGTCGTTCATGCAGGACCCGAAGATCGCAATGGCTATCGGTCAGAACCCGATGGCGCAGCAGATGATGGCTGCGCTTATGGCCCACATCGCGGAGCATGCTGGGTTCTCGTACCGGGCACAGATCGAGATGTCCCTCGGGGTCCCGCTGCCCGCGCTGGACGAGGACGACACCGCTCCCATCACGCTGGACGACGAGAAGGCTCTGGCTCCGCTGGTCGCCGCCGCTGCCCAGCGCACACTGGTGATGAACCAAGCGATGGCGGCGCAGCAGGCCGCACAACAGCAGGCCCAGAACCCTGAGCTTCAGATCGCTCAGGCGGAGTTGCAGCTCAAGGAGCGCGACAGCCAGCGCAAGGCCAAGAACGACGAGATGGACTTCATCGTCGCCCAAGAGCGCCTGCGACTCGACCGCGAACGACTCGCGTCAGAAAACCGTAAGGCCACTATGAAGACCGTCATGGACAAGCAGTCCAAGGACGCGGATAGGGCGGTGAAGGTGATCCAAGCCTCCCGCCCGCGCCCTGTGCCTAACCGTAACGGTAACCCTGGGAGCTGAACATGGACGAGAAGATCCTGATGGTGCTGCGCACCAAGATCAGAACCCAACTCAACGGTCTCACTGACAACATCGCCGGAGGTTCTGCCAAGGACTTCGGTGAATACCGTTACGCCTGCGGCGTGATCCACGGTTTGGCTCTGGCCGAGCGTGAACTCCTCGACCTCATTGAGGTCGCCAAACGCAACGACAACTGATTCCCCCGGGCCGCTGGCCCGGACCCCCGCCGTGGTGCTCGGGCAAGCCACGGTGCCAACCTGCCCGCGAAAGTGAACCATGAGTGACGATATCAACGACATCTCCGACACCGAAAAGGCCCGCCAACTGCCTGAACCCTCGGGATACAAGCTGCTGTGCGCCCTCCCGGAAGTGGAGGACAAGTACGAGAGTGGCATCCTGAAGGCGGACACCACGCTTCGCGTCGAAGAGCACAGCACTGTGGTGCTGTTCGTGCTCAAGGCTGGACCCCAAGCCTACGCCGACATGGACAAGTTCCCAAGCGGGCCGTGGTGCAAGGAGGGTGACTTCGTCATCACCCGCGCCTACGCGGGTACGCGGTTCAAGATCCACGGTCGTGAGTTCCGTCTGATCAATGACGATCAGGTGGAAGCCGTGGTGCAAGACCCCCGTGGTATCACTCGCGCTTAAGGAGCACCAATGGCTGAGTTCAAATTCCCCGACGAGATCGAGACCAAGGACGACAAAGCCACCGATAAGGTGGAGTTCGAGGTTGAAAACGACGCCGAGATCGAGGTTGTCGATGACACCCCCGACCAGGACAGGGGCCGCAAACCCTTGGAAAAGCCCGTGGAAGAGCCCACGGACGACGAACTGGCGCAGTATGGCGAGAAGGTTCGCAGTCGGATCAAGGAGCTGACGCACGCTCGTCACGATGAGCGCCGCGCCAAAGAGGCGCTGGAGCGGCAGAACCAAGAGGCCATCCGTGCCGCTCAGATACTGTTCGAGGAGAACAAGAAGCTCAAGGGACAGATCGACAAGGGTACCGGTGCGTTCGTCTCTCAAGCGCAGCGACTCGCGGAAGTCGAAGTCGAAAAGGCCAAGAGTGCGCTGAAAGCCGCACACGAGGCTGGAGATACCGAGGCGTTTGTTGAGGCACAGGCCAAGCTGAACGAAGCGGTGTTCATGCAGCAGCGTGCCAAAGCACTCAAGCCTGCCCCCTTGCAATCTGAAGAACAACGTGGTAACGTTGCTCCTCAACAGCCCTCGCAACAAGCACCGGTTACTCAACTCGATCCAGCCACAGAGGCTTGGAAACAGCGTAACTCGTGGTTCGGTGAAGACGAAGAGATGACGAGTCTCGCGATGGGCGTGCACAACAAGCTCGTCAGATCCGGGTACAACCCGGGGTCGAAAGAGTACTTCGATACCATCGACTCTCGGCTACGCCAAGTCTTCCCCGACAAGTTCGAGACTCCCAAGTCCGAACCGGCCCGCAGGCCGCCTACCGTCGTAGCACCGACGCAAAGAGCTACGTCAGCGAAGAAGATCAAGCTGACGCAATCGCA